CACTGTTAACTTTGCTTATGACTACTGGCTACCAGTGGTTGAAGATGCTTCTGTCAAGACAGCTGGTAAGGTAACACCATATCTAGCTCAAACCGACATTGGTCCGGTAATCTAAATAAACTAAACTATGTGAATGGAGGGAGTCAAAACTCCCTCCAACTTTTGGAGAAATAAATGGCATATACCTATCTTATCGGCTGGAGTAAATTTAATAAATTTTATTACGGAGTTCGATTTAGTAAGAACTGTCGTCCAGAAGATTTATGGGTCACATATTTTACTTCTTCAAAACATGTAAAAACTTTCGCTGATCTATACGGCGATCCGGATATCATTCAAATAAGAAAAACTTTTGGAGATGAAAATAAAGCTCGTCTTTGGGAAGAAAAAGTTTTAAAGAAAATGAAAGTTGTGAAAAATGATAAATGGATTAATAAAACCGATAACATATCAATCGATTCAGAATGTGCACTAAAAGGCACTTTAACTCATATTGGAAAAAAACGTTCTGAAAAAACAAAACAAAAATTACGTGGTCCAAAATCAGAACAACATAAATTGAATATGAAAATCGCTCGTAAAAAATTATTCGAAAGTGGTTACAAAAATCCAAATCCAGCTTTGAGGGAAGACGTTAAAAAGAAAATGTCTGAAATTAAAAAAGTTTCACAAAAAGGCGAATTGAATAATATGTATGGTAAAAACGTTTATAATAATGGTCTAATAAACAGAGCTTTTAATCCTAATGAAGTTCCAGAAGGTTGGGTGAAAGGGAGACATAAATAATGGATTTATTCGGTTTCGAATTTAGAAAAAAGATACCAGAACCAGAGCTACCGTCTTTCGCTCCCCCAAAGGACTCGGATGACGGTGCAGTAGTCGTATCAGCAGGTGGTGCTTTTGGCACCTATGTTGATCTTGATGGTACAGTACGTTCTGAAGCAGAGCTAGTTACAAAATACCGTGAGATGTCATTACAGCCAGAATGCGATGCTGCTGTTGATGAAATCGTTAATGAATCAATTTCAATTGATGAGGAACATATTGTTCAGATTAATCTTGAACAGCTAAAAGTCAATGAAAATATCAAAAAGATTATTCGTGATGAGTTCCAACATTGTTTGAACCTTTTAGGGTTTAACAAATACGCTTATGAAATTTACCGTCGTTGGTATATTGACGGTCGTTTGTATTATCATGTTATCATTGATGATAACGACCCAAAAGCAGGTATCAAAGAAATACGTTACGTTGACCCACGTAAGATTCGTAAAGTCCGTGAGGTTCAAAAGAAAAAAATTCAAGCCAATAATCCAGGCGATGCAGTTGTTACCAAAACAGTAAATGAATATTTCATTTTCAATGACAAAGGTTTCAACTTCGGAAATAAAGCAGTCGGTCCATCTACTACAGGACTAAAGATTGCTAAGGATTCAGTTTTACATATTGTGTCAGGTCTTACTGACAATCAGGGAACAATGGTTCTCTCATATCTACATAAAGCAATCAAGCCACTTAATCAGTTAAGAACATTGGAAGACGCTCTAGTTATCTATCGTCTTGCTCGTGCACCAGAACGTCGTATTTGGTATATTGACGTTGGTAATCTTCCTAAGATGAAGGCAGAGCAGTATGTTCGTGACATTATGGTTAAGCATAAGAACCGTTTGATTTACGACGCACAGACTGGCGACATTCGTGACGATCGTAAGTTCATGACGATGCTTGAAGACTATTGGCTACCACGCCGTGAAGGTGGTAGAGGTACGGAGGTTACTACCCTACCAGGTGGCCAGACACTGGGACAAATGGACGACGTCCTATACTTCCAAAAGAAGTTTTTACAGGCGCTTAATGTTCCGGTGTCAAGACTTAATTCAGATGCTCTGTTCTCAGTTGGTAGAGCAACAGAAATTACAAGAGACGAATTAAAGTTTAATCGTTTCTGTATTCGTTTGAGAGGAAGATTCTCAAACCTATTCCTAGAGATGTTAAAGAAACAGCTACTCTTAAAGGGTGTAACAACTCTTGAAGACTGGAATGCTATTGTCGATGACATTCGTTTTGACTTTGCTAAGGATAACTACTTCACTGAACTCAAAGATGCTGAAATTCTTGAAGGTCGTATTAACCAAGCAAGAAATATTCAGGATATGATTGGTAAATATTATTCACATGAATGGGTTCGTAAAAACGTTCTTCTTCAATCAGACGATGATATTGATAAAAATGATAAGGCAATTTCTAACGAAAATAATCTTGCTGAGAAGGGCGAATATAGATGGGTCAATCCTATGGTTCTGCAGAACGAGCAGATGCTCCAACAGCAGGATATGATGAATCAACAAATGCAAGATCAGCAATTACAACCTGGAGTTGAAGGATCGCAAGGTCAAGATCCAGAACTAGCTCAAAAAATGCAACAAGTTCATAACGCTCAGATTATTGTCGATCAAATGAAAAAGACACCAAAGGCTAATAGAACTATGGCAGATGAAGCCAAGTATAAAGCAGCGGTTCAAGTGCTCGCTAAAAATCCAGATTTGGTATCTCAAGTCAGAGCGGGTGGTGCACCGCAAGCACAACAATAGGATGAATGTAAATGACTGAAGCTAATAAATATGAATTAGATGACTTAGTTATTTCTGCATTAGAGCAGAAGCCAACAGATTTTGAAGCAGCGTTTAACGATTTAATTGTTAATAGAATTGCAACAGCTATTGAAGATAAGAAGATTGCAATTGCACAACAGATGTATGGTTACAACGCTGAAGAACCAGAATTAGACAACTCAGAGGAAGAGGATAATGGCGAAGAAACTTAGAGACATTGCTGGCAAAGGCCAGTTCTCCGGAGTAAATAAAACTACAGTTGCTCCGCCAGATATTGACGACAAGAATCTTTATAATTGGGATGGCGCCAAAGATGGTGTTGCTTTCGTAAAGAAGCATGACACTGAAACCCATGAATACCCATATGATGCTGATGCTGCATTTAAGGGTAAGAAAGGTGGCGGTTCTAAGACTTCAAAATATAAGTTTCAAAAAGACGGAGTTTATGAAGCTGCTTGTAATCACACAAACGAAGGTGTGATGTGCGAACTTCATGGCGAAGATGCATGCCCTTCCGGATCTGATCAGGAACCAAGATATAAAGGCAAAAAAGTTCTTCTTGATAAAAAGGTCAAAGAAGAAGTTGAAGTTGACGAAGGCATTCGTCCAATGACTCGTAAAGATACTGCATATAAAGACACACCAAAACGTCTTTCTAACCAATATCCTAAATCTTTCAAGCAGCCCGGAACCCCTTCAAAGTCAGACCTAAGATCAATTGCCACAAAAGCATCAGAAACTGCTAAGGTTACAAAGCTACCAGCTGGTAAAGCAAAAGGTCTTAAAGAAGATGAGATAAATGAAGTTGCTCCATCAAGCCCAAAATTAGAAAAGTGGATTAAGGCAAACAAAGCACGTTTTGTAAAAGAATATGGTAAAGAAAAAGGCACACAGGTTCTTTATGCTAAGGCATGGAAAATGCACGGTCAGTCAGAATCAGGTGGTGCTACTAATACTGAATATACTAGCGGAGCTCTAGGTTCTACTGGTAGACTAGATGTGGGGACTCTATAATGTTTATTAAACTACTTGGCGCTGAAAGATCAATTTCATCAGCAAACAATTTTGGAAACACAGCAAATCTTTGTAGGGTTGTAAACCCAACCACTGCTGCTGTTCTTAATATTGCTTATGCTAATGGCACTGTATATGCTAACACAACTGTTACTAATACAGCACCAATCTTTGTTGTTAAAGATTTAACAGACACACTTCAAGGCACTGGTCTGCTAGCAACACCAGTAGCATACAGAGGATAAGAGATGAAACTCATCGCCGAATTAAACGAAGATACTCATTATATTACTGAGAGAAATGAAGACGGTAAAAGAAGCCATTATATTACTGGCCGCTTCATGACAGCCGAAGAAAAAAACAAAAACGGTAGATTGTACAAAAAGAACATTCTAGAAACCGAAGTTAGTAGATATCTTCGTGAAGTTGTTAACGCCAAAAGAGCTTTCGGTGAGTTAAATCATCCTGCTGGGCCAACTATCAATCTTGATCGTGTATCTCATATTATAACTGAATTGTCATGGGATGGTAATTTTGTTAATGGTAAGGCTAAAATTACATCAACACCAATGGGTGAAATTGCTAGAGGTCTCCTAGAATCAGGCGGACAGTTAGGAGTTTCTACACGTGGCATGGGTTCTTTGAGAGAACAGAATGGTGTCATGGTTGTTCAGAGCGACTTTAAATTATCAACCGTTGATATTGTTTCTGATCCAAGCGGTCCTGGGTGTTTCGTAAACGGTATCATGGAAAACGTTGAATGGATTTACGATCCAGTCAAGAACACATGGCATGAAGAAAAACTTCATGAAATTAAAAAGACTGTTCATAAGCTATCAAAAGCACAACTAGAAGAAAAGAAACTTGCCATATTTGAAGCATATCTTTCTTCTCTAACACTAAAATCGTAATTATTATAAATACATTAAATTTCACTTAATAGGAGACTATTCAATGGCAAACGAAGAATTCGATCTTGAAGCTCAGAATGCTTTAGAAGAAGCCAAGGTAAAGGGCAAGAAGAAGCATGAAGAGGAAGAAGATAAGGACGAGGAAGAAGATAAAGAATCTTCTTGTAAGAAGATGGAAGAAGAAACAGTTGATGAGGAAACTCTAGCTGGTTCATCACTTCATCCAGCAGCACGTCATTCAGATCCAATGTCAAAGCTCGGCGCTATGCATGGCGTTATGAATGTAATGGCTGGCATGGGCAAGTCTGACCTTGTTAACTTTTTCAATCAAGTTCAGTCACAGTTCGGTCCTGGTAAGGATTGGGGCGTTGGTGATAAGTCTGGCCACAATCAGTCTTCACTAGATATGAAGCCATCTGATGCTACTGGCAAGTCAGCTCCAAAGACACGTGATGCTATGCCAAAGCTAAACGTCAAGGAAGACATTGAAGAAATGTTCAATGGTCAGGATCTATCAGAAGAATTCAAAGACAACGTTGCTACACTATTCGAAGCAGCTGTTTCTGCTAGACTAATTGCTGAACAGGCTCGTCTAGAAGAAGAATATGAAACAAAGCTACAGGAAGAAATTTCTCTATTCAATGAAGAACTAACATCAAAGCTCGACACTTATCTTGATTATGTTGTTGAGAACTGGATGAAGGAAAACGAAGTAGCAATCGAATCAACCCTACGCAATGAACTTGCAGAAGAGTTCATGGAAGGATTGAAGAACCTATTCGCTGAGCACTATATTAGTGTTCCAGAGGAGAAGGTTGATGTTCTAGAAGCAATGGCTGAAAAGGTTGAGGCTCTAGAATCTAAACTTGACGAAGCAATTTCCGAAAACGTTGAGCTAAAAAACTTTGTTGTTGAGAACGAAAGACAGGGCATTGTTGAAAGCCTTGCTTCCGATCTAGCATTGACACAGCAGGAAAAGTTTTCTGCCCTAGTTGAAGGAATTGAATTCGACGGCGATCTAGACGTTTATGCAAAGAAACTAATGATTGTCAAGGAAAACTACTTTAAGAATGAAGCAACTTCAAGTTCTTCAATTGAAGAAGAAACGTTTGAAGGAGAAGTAGCAGTATCTAAGAATGTCGATCCAACAGTTGGACGCTATCTAGAAGCTATCTCCAGAACAGTTAAAAAGTAATATATTATAAATAAGATAAAGTGTATTTCTAAGAAAGGAAAACCTAAATGTATCTAGCTGAGGAAATTCAAAATAAGTGGGCTCCAGTCCTAGACCATGACGCTCTTGGCGCCATTAAGGACCAGCACCGCCGTTCAGTCACTGCAGTTATGCTTGAGAACACAGAGAAGGCTCTCCGTGAATCAGCAGCACACGGTGATTACCAGACACTAACTGAAACAAGTTCACTAGTTCCAGCTAACCTAATGGGCGCTTCAAGCTCAACTCAGGGTACTGGCGGTATCGATACTTTCGATCCAGTTCTTATTTCACTAGTTCGTCGTGCAATGCCAAACCTAATTGCTTACGACATCTGCGGCGTTCAGCCAATGACTGGCCCAACTGGCCTCATCTTCGCAATGCGTTCACGTTATGCTAACACAACTAGCTATAACAACGCTGGCGCAGAAACTTTCTATAACGAAGTTAACACTGCATTCTCTTCTGTAACTTCAGGTGCTAACACCTTCGGTCAGAAGTTCGTTGGAACTATTCCAGGTGCAACTAACACTTCACCACTAACAGCAGTCAACACCTATAACACTGGTGCTGGTATGTCAACTTTCCAGGCTGAAGCTCTTGGAACTGACTCAAACACTGCTTTCCCACAGATGGCATTCTCAATTGAGAAGGTTACTGTTACTGCTAACACTCGTGCTCTAAAGGCAGAGTATACTATGGAACTTGCCCAGGATCTTAAGGCAATCCATGGTCTAGACGCTGAAACAGAACTAGCTAACATTCTATCAGCTGAAATCCTAGCCGAAATCAACCGTGAAGTAGTTCGTACTATTAACTTCACTGCTGAAGCTGGCGCTCAGGAAAATACAACTACAGCTGGTGTCTTCGATCTTGATACTGATTCTAACGGTCGTTGGTCAGTTGAAAAGTTCAAGGGTCTAATGTTCCAGCTAGAGCGTGAAGCTAACCAGATCGCCAAGCAGACTCGTCGTGGTAAGGGTAACATCGTTATCTGTTCTTCAGACGTTGCTTCTGCTCTACAGATGGCTGGTGTACTTGACTACGCTCCTGCTCTTAACTCAAACAACCTACAGGTTGATGATACTGGTAATACCTTCGCTGGTATTCTAAATGGTCGCCTAAAGGTTTACATCGATCCATACGCACTAGGTGGTAACTACCTAACTGTTGGCTATAAGGGTTCATCAGCTTTCGACGCTGGTCTATTCTATTGCCCATACGTTCCACTACAGATGGTTCGTGCAGTTGACCAGTCATCATTCCAGCCAAAGATCGGCTTCAAGACTCGTTACGGCATGGTTGCAAACCCATTCGCTCAGGGTCTAACTCAGGGCTTTGGTGCTGCTAACACTATCAATACTAACAAGTATTATCGTAGAGTTATCATCAATAACCTTATGTAATCAAGAACCACATAAGTGGCAAAGACTAAAGGGGGCTTCGGCTCCCTTTTTTCATATATAAATAGTAGAAAGGAGTTATGATGTCAGCAATAGATAACACACCATCTAATAGAAACTTTCTTTCGCCTCTGAATTTTAAGTTTCAGATTAAAAAAGCTCCGCACGTAAATTTCTTTATTCAAAAAGTAAATATACCATCGATCAACCTATCACCAGCAATAGCATCAAACCCATTTGTTAATATCCCACTTCCTGGTGAGCATTTAACTTATGGTGAATTAGATATTACATTTAAAGTTGATGAGGATTTACAAAATTATCTAGAAATACATAATTGGATAACTGGCCTAGGTAAGCCAGAAGATTTCGCTCAATACAAAGCAATTGCTGATAAAAAAGAATGGACTGGTGAAGGTATTTACTCAGACATTTCTGTTATGGTATTGTCAAGCACTAAGTCAGCAAACTATGAAATTGTTTACGTTGATGGTTATCCTGTATCGCTTTCTGGACTAGAATTTAACACCGTTGATAGCGATGTTAATTACGTAACCGCCACTGCAACTTTCAAATATACATATTATAATATTAATAAAATCTAAATCATTTAACCTGTGAGATTGTTATGAACATTGATGAAATCTTAGAAAACTGGCAAGCCGACACTAAAATTGACAAAACAGAGTTAGGCGATGAAGCTCTTAATATCCCTAAACTCCACCATAAATACTATCAGATATACGTTAAAGAAAAGATGCTTCTTCGTAAACACGAAGCTGATATGAAACAACTCAAACTAGATAAGTATGAGTTCTTGACTCAGGGTCCAAACGAAGAAACCAAAGATAAGGGTTGGAAGTTACCGCCAAAGGGAATGGTTCTTAAAGGCGATATTCCAATGTATCTAGAAGCCGATCATGATATAATTAATCTTTCTCTTAAAATTGGTTATCAACAAGAGAAGTTAGAATTATTAGATTCAATTATTAAAAGTGTAATGAATAGAAACTTTATAATTAAGAATGCGATTGATTGGCAGAAATTCACTATGGGTGCTTAATGGATTTAGTTCAGATTGAAAAGTTCGATGAAGTTTACATTAAAGTAAAAGCCGAACCAAGTGTTATGATGGAGATGAGCGAGTATTTCACGTTCATGGTTCCTGGCGCTAAGTTTATGCCCGCTTATCGTTCTAAGTTCTGGGACGGTAAGATTAGATTACTTAATGTAATGACTGGCCTATTGTATGCTGGTCTGACCAAATACGTTGAAGAATTCTGTAAATCAAGAGATTATGAAATAGAATATCTTACAGATTTTTCTTCTGAAAACTTTTCTATCAAAGAAGCAAACGATTTTATTGCTAAGTTGAAACCAACTATGCAACCAAGAGATTATCAGATTGATGCATTTGTTCATGCTGTTAGAGAACGCAGAGCTCTATTACTCTCGCCAACTGCATCTGGTAAATCATTTATTATCTATTTACTTGTGAGGTATTATGCGAAAAGAACTCTTATTATTGTACCAACTACTTCTCTTGTTAGTCAGCTTGCCAGTGATTTTGCTGACTATGGCTTCGACTCTGATACTTTTGTTCATCGTGTGTTCGCTGGACAGGATAAGGGATCAACAAAACCAATCACAATCAGCACTTGGCAAAGCGTATACAAGCTACCTAAAGAATTCTTTGATCAGTTTGATGTTGTCATCGGAGACGAAGCTCATCTCTTCAAAGCAAAATCTCTTACTTCTATACTTACTAAACTATCCGGATGCCGCTACCGTTTTGGATTTACCGGAACATTGGATGGTACTGAAACCCACCGCCTCGTCCTTGAAGGTCTCTTCGGAGCAGTCAGAAAAGTAATCACAACAAAAGAGCTTATCGATCAAAAGCATCTTGCTGATTTTAGAATTAAAGCGATCGTATTAAATCATCCGGACGAAGCTAAAAAGATGATTGCTCGAGCCAATGATTACCAAGCAGAAATGGATTATATTGTCAAGTTAGAAGCAAGAAATAAATTCATTAAGAACCTTGCTCTTTCTCTGGAAGGTAATACTTTGATACTATATCAATTCGTTGAGAAGCATGGTATTCATCTAGCGAATATGTTACAGAATAACGATAGATCAGTATACTGGGTTTCAGGAGAAGTTTCCGGCGAACAAAGAGAAGAAATCAGAAAGGTTGTTGAGAAAGAATCTAACGCCATTATTGTAGCTTCTTTTGGAACTTTTAGCACCGGAGTCAATATTAAGAACCTGCATAATATTATATTTGCTTCTCCTTCCAAATCAAGAATTAGAAACCTTCAGTCAATTGGTCGAGGACTACGTAAATCGAACACTAAGACTTCTTCGACACTTTATGACATCGCCGACAACTTGAGTTGGAAAACAAAGAAGAACTATACTTTGTTACACTTTATGGAAAGAGTTAAGATATACAATGAAGAGAAGTTTGAATACAAGATATATAAAGTGAATTTAGAGAATTAATTTCAATTAGCGCATAAATGATTATACTGGGTGTTGGGAAAAAAGGCAATATATTTTTTAGAGAATTACGAATTATTCTATTGACTTTTCAATAAATCTATATTATAATAATACTTATTTAATGAATTTAAGCGAGGAACAATGGCTAAAGTAAAAAATTATATTAACAATAAGACGCTATATGGAGCCATGATCCATTACAAAAACGACGTTAAGGAAGCTGATACAAAAGGAGTTGAAAGGCCAATCGTTCCAAAATATATTGGCGAGTCTATTCTTTTAATTTGTAATAATCTAGCAAAGAAACCGAACTTCTCTGGTTACACCTACAAACAGGATATGATCAGCGACGGTATTATGGATTGTATTTCAGCAGTAGATAATTTCAATCCAGATAAAACAAACAACCCGTTTGCCTATTTTACACAAATTGCTTGGAATGCCTTTCTCCGAAGAATACAAAAAGAAAAGAAACAGACTTACATTAAACACAAGAACTTCGAAAATTCTCATTTGTTCAGCGAGATAGTCGAGGACTCGAATCATGCTATGCATTTGAAAGCAAACGAGTATTCATCCGATATCGTACGTTCATTTGAAGATAAGTTGACTAAAACAAAAAAAGCGAGTAAACTTACTGGAGTAGAGAAATTTTCAGAGGTAGAAGAAAATGAAGAATGAACATCTTGTACCTGTTAATATTCAGGATATTGTTAATAGATTAAAGGATAAGAGCGTCGGCGAAAACGAGAGAGCAAATTTGCTACTACGTCTAGATGCTATCCGTGATTATGTAACTGCAGCAGTAGTGAGAGCAAATGAAAATAGCACTTCTAACAGATTCACACGCAGGGGTTCGTAACGATTCTCTTGCTTTTCATGATTATATGAAAAGGTTTTATGATGACGTGTTTTTTAGGTACCTCGACGACAACAATATTAGCACTGTCGTTCATTGTGGGGATATTGTTGATCGCCGTAAGTATATTAACATTAATACTGCTTATCGTTTACGAAAAGATTTAATCGAACCAGCCATTGCTCGTGGTATTACCTGGCATCAGTGTCTAGGTAATCATGACACGTATCATAAAAATACTAATGAAGTTTCATCTTTTAACGAACTTTTTCGTAAGTATGAGATAAATATCTATGATAAAACAACCGAAGTAATGTTCGGTGATACCAAGATTCTGTTAATTCCTTGGATTTGCGATGACAACAAGGAACATTCCTTCAACTTAATAAGGAATACAGATGCACAAATTGCTTTCGGTCATTTGGAACTGGAAGGATTTGAAATG